TGTTACTGCAGGGTCAGCCATAAACTTGTTATCACTACATAGTTGTTTTAGTTTGGTAGCAACGGGTAACCAATCATCGAACGGAACTGCCTCAGCTAGGGGCCAATAGACATGAAGCCCTCTGCCGGAGTCCACTATTAGCGGTTTAGGGAGGGTTAGATGTTTGCAGAACTCCATTAGTTGTTTAAGCGCATCTCCTTGAGATGCAAATTCTTTGGACGGCCCACAATCTAAATCTAGGAAGAAAGATTTTAGGTGTTTTACATTATCTACTTTACGAGATTTATCTTTGTTAAAAGTAGCCAAAGCAAAATATACATCGTAGCCTTTGCTATCTAGGTTAATAGCAGCTTCTACTAGCTCATCTACGGAAGTATAAAAATGTTGCTGCCTTCTGTCAGTAACTGCGTTAGCTGCGAATATACAATACCGTCCATCGGAGGCGAGTACTTCTTGTAAAAATGTTTTTGTTTCCATAAGTGCGCTCGAAAATCGAGGGGCACCACGGCAGGGGTATATGTACACCCTTTTCGATATGTCTAGCCGTGATGGTTTAGATAAGGTTTATTTCTTAGTCATCCCAACTATCGACAATAGCACTTATATCGGCTTTTGCTGTAGGAGCGGCGGCTTTAAGTTTAACTACTTTCTTAGGTTCCGCGACTGGAACCTCTTCTTTAGTTGCCTCAGTTGCCTCAGTTGCCTCTACCACTTTTTTGCTATCGGAAAAAGGAGAAATATTCGCCTCTGATTGTACGAATCCTTCCACCGCACTGAAGGGGGATTGTACTTGGAGCGGTACGTATTTAGTAACCTGCACTGCTCGTATACGTAGGGACACCCCCGCGTCTACGGATTTACCTACTTGCATCATATAAGGAACCAACTCAACAGCCAGATTTGCCATGCTTCCGGTAGTCAGTAAGAAATCATCAGGCAACTCTTTGTTAACACTATCGAACTGCCGTGGTGGTATAGTAGCTTCAGTACCGTATGCCCCCTTCAAAGAGGTTTTCCCTATGTACACACCTTCATCGTCTTTTGTAAATGGCATGGGGAATTTTTCCGGCCACTTATCATTTGCATTTTGTTTTTCTGTATATGCTTGGGCCATGTCCAACATAACAGCCTTTGCCTGTTTTGAATCCATCTTAAAAGATACTTCATACCGCGCACCTTCTTCAAAAGGCCCACAGGGGACACTTCTGTTTTCCGTTTTATCGAAACGGTAGGTTCTATTTAGCCGGGGAAACAATACCTCGACATCGGTGATCATGTAATAATTACTCATAACATCTTACTCCAAAGTTAACTATCTAATTTAAAACCGCCAACCTCTGAAAACGGAGATTCCACAACGTCTGCTATAGGGATTACATTTGCAGTAATCGCTTGCAAGGTATCAGGATGCTCCATCATTACTTTGACAGTTTCTAGTTCCTCCTCTTCTAATGGACGTATCGGCCTGAAAAAGAGTTTCGGTATGCCACTATTAGTATCAAAAAATAACTTCGTTACTAATGTAACAAGGGGGGTATCCAGTGCATCTAAGTAGCGGGCATACGCACGGAATGGCATATCCTCTTTAACTATGTCCCCGAATATAGACGTGGGGGGAAGCTGCAACTGGTAAATTGTGTGTAGGTCATCCACTAATGTAAGGGCTATTTTTTGCGCAAAACGACATGCTCTACTTCGTCCGTAGCCCGACCCTTTAATATTGTGAACACAGTCTAAACATCTGACTGCTTGACGTTGATGCTCGGGTACATCAACCGCAGGGGTGTCTGTATTCGTAGACCAACAAGTGGGGGATGTTGTTTTTGTAGGGTCATAAGCCTCTTTGTAATACATACGAGAGATATAAGCCACGCCTATTATAACAACGTCTAGGGTACACGTATCTCCAGCAAAAGGTATGCTAAAGCGTTTATCTCGAATACCAATACGTTTAACCTGTTGTGGCATTAGTAATCTTCGTCCGAATTGAAGTGTGGAGTATATTCTTTTTCTACTTCTTCAGGACTTGCATCTGCCCATGTAGTTTCCGATATGTTTTCTCCTTTTCGTGTATCACTCAATAGCGCTTTCTCTACAGCATCAAGGTTGAATCTGTATGTCTGATTGATATGCACATACGTACCTTTAGGTACTTTATTTGTACGCATCCAGATGCGTATTGTAGATTCCGATACCCTAAAATGTTGAGCGAGTTCTATGAGTGTTGCAAATGGCGAAGTCATTATTTCTTCCTTATTGAAATAGTGTATTGGGATTCTGAGTTTAGTCCTTTAGGTAGTACATCCGGATTATCCCCCAGAAAAACACGCATGTGCCGCTGATTAATTCGTTTATCTAATAATGCTGGTTCCTGATGTTCCAATATAAATGCATGCATGCTTTCCCAATCGCTAGTCCAATAGCGTTGTTTAACTGTGCGGTAGAATAAACCCTCCGAAGTTTTTACGCTTGTGACATCGTGTTCTTTACAGTGCTCCAATAATACTCCTTTCAATGTATCCATTTGGGATACCAATTTAGTATCTTCGGTGTCAAAATCAGCTTTGAGTTCAGACCGTTTATCTCGTATTTTTACATAAGTCCTAACTACTTTATCCAACGGTATGGGATTTTCCTCGGGCATCTTACCTTCTTCAGTATGTTGAACAATAGACTTTACTGTTATTTATTACCTTATGCAAGTATATCATTGTAAAGATCGATTATTTTTGTGTGGATATTGATTCTATTGTTTAACAACGTGTAAACATGTTTTTCAATGGTAGACCCTTGTAGTTGCACGACTGTGCATTTATGATCTTGCCCTGTTCGATGCACCCGTGCGTTAGCTTGCGCGTAAGTTTCTAACGAACTTGTTGGCCCCCACCAGACTACAGTGTTAGCTGCAGTAAGGGTGACCCCATGTGCTGCAGCTTGGGGTTGAATGACAAGGACGCGGGGATCATCTGTTGTTTGGAACCGCCTGAATATTTCTGTACGTTTACCTGCGGGCACATCCCCTCGTATTATTTCTGTGGTTATATCATCGTCGTGTAGTTTATCCGTCAGTAAGTCAATCACATGCCTAAATGGGACAAACACAAGTACCTTCTTGCTGGACTCATCTATAACCTCACGTAGCACTTTGTATCGGTGGGATATATCGAACTCTAATGTATCTTTCTCATCTGTATAAACGGCCCCCGCAGATATCTGTAGTAGTTTGTTCATGTTGACAGCAGCGTTGACAGCAGTGACCTGTTCTCCATCAGCGTCCATAACCATCTTATCTTTCAGTAATTTGTAATACTTCTTCTGCTGACGTGTGAGTTCTACTTCCCGTTTTACATACACCATATCAGGCAGGTCTAGGCATTCATCTTTGGTGAAACGGATAGCTGGTTGGAGTACACGAAACACGGTGTCTGTCGCAGTATCTTTAGGCACCCATCGGAAATTACTAACCCGAAACATAACTTGATCTTTAAAGCTCCCTGCAAATCTAGGGACTGCAGTTGGATTGACTAGTTTAGCTAGTCCGTATGCATCGACTGGACTCTGCGCAGCAGGTGTACCTGTCATCATCCACAACCACTTATCGGGGGTCATGAGTGAGTTAAGTACTTTCCATCGTTTTGTCTGCGCGTTTTTGTAATGTGTTGCTTCGTCAGCAATAATAAGGTCAAAGTTCCCAGCAGCTATATCCTTTGACACAATGCCTACACCGTCATAATTTATTATCACGTACTCTGCAGCCCCTTCAATAACAGCTTTACGTTTCTTAGCTGAACCATACGCAATTTCTACTGTGCGGTGCATAGCAAACGTAAACAAGTCTGCACGCCATGCCGAATCCATGATAGATAGAGGACATATGATGAGAACACGTTTTATCCGACCTTCTTTCAAGAGATAATCTGAAGCCCATATGGCACTGGCTGTCTTGCCTGTACCCTGTTCGTTGAAACAGAAGGCACGTTTGTTCATAGTGAGGAAAGCGGAGGTGGTTTTTTGATGGTCAAAAGGGGAGTACTTACCTGTCCATTTATACGTACCTTCTATAGGGGAGGGCACCTTGATGTTAAGGTTTTTAAGAACATGTGCTTCATCTATACCCCACTTCACCACTACTTTGTTGTCAGGTAGTGCTTGGCTTTTGGGGATCACGCTGGTTACTTTGTCAGGGTCACGCAGCCGCAGGATCAACGCCCTGTTGTCTAAAATTTTCACCTTCTATTCTCCGTCTAACATATAAAGCTCCGCTTCGTCCGCAGATGGAGCTAAGTCCGCTATGAGAGGTGCAACAGGAGTTAATCTATTCAGACCTCTGGACTAACTTGATTTTCGTAGTAGGTGGGTTACCTCACTAAAGGGGAAAGGTTCACCTACTAACATGTTTTATAGACGCATCAAGCTGAGCGTCTGGTTAACGTTTTCGCGCTGCCTTCTTCTTCTTTTTCTTGAGGTTACGACTGCGGTTCTTACTGGAACTCTCTATCTTGTAACCATCTTTGTTACTACCACCTTTAGATAGGGCTTTGTTGTGGCTAACGTCTTTCCCTTCGCGCTTATCTGCCTTACCATTTTTGTTAGCATCTTTGCCTGTCCTATCTACTTTACGCCTAGCTTTCTGGCGTTCCATACGTGCCTTAAACGCCTTACTGCCTACGGGTTTATTCTTTTGTTTCTTTCTGTCAGTTGGGTTCTTATACGGCATCTATCTTCTCCCGTTGTGTACACATTCCGTCACTGCACAATGCCTTTTGCATAACCCACTCGGGTTAGGGTTCCAGACATCGTTCTCAAAAGCAATCTCCATCTGCTGGTGATCTGCCAACCATTTGTCCCACATGGCTCCTTGCATATCAGCAGTATATGTTTCGACGATCAATTCATCAGCGACAACGAACAGCAACCCTCCACGGATTGTCTCTATGTCAGGGAAATGTTTAAACATCGCCAGTGCCATTAACTCTAACTGACCTTTATCGGCATAGCGAGTGTTCTTACCAGTTTTGTAGTCCACCACCCACGCAGCTTTGGTTTCTTCATCTAGGATAACTAAGTCCGCAATACCACGGAACCATACGTCATCAGCGGAGAAATCACATGGGTGTCGGTTGGTAGTAAGCCCCATCTCGTACTCACATAACTTCTTACCGTGCTTATTATTAAGGGCATCGAGTATCGGCCCAGCGTAAGTGAACTGTGGGGGTAGGGGAGTCTCGTCCCGTATATATTCTTCCGCTGCCTTATGGAATTCACTACCGTAACGGGTAGCCTCGGTTTCGACAAAAGGATATTCCTTGAGTATTTTTTCATGGTAAAACTGTTTAGGGCATTGCTCGAACGCTTTTATCTTACTGAATGACCAAGGGATAATACTCAATGGTCTTCCTCTTTCGATATACACTGGTTTACTTCTATCAACGCCTTAACTAGCACGGGTAGTTCTTCTTGGCTGAACGTGATTGTGTATTCAAGCGGGGGGTCTTCACCAAAATCCACTTGGTGTAGGACTACTGTAGGTTCATCATCATCTGCCGCTTTGGTTATAAACAGAGAATTCAGAACCATATCGCTGTCATCTAGAACAGGTAACTTGTTTGCGTAAACAACGGTATGCTGCCTACGTAACTTAGCCCGTTCTTTATATTCCTCAAAATCAATAACCCGACTCATTCACAGTCTCCGTAGGAGTTACCTACACCTGACTCGCAATCAATGGGTAGACCGTTAGCCCAATTAGGTAACCAGCGCATACTCTCTTCCATGTATGCCCTAGCCTCTACCTCATGTTCTTCCCGTACACAACACCCAACCGAGTCATGCACGGTCATCACTACGGGGTAGCGTTTATTAATTTTTAGCATCTGCTCGCCGATTATACAACGAGCTACGGCCTGACATACATTCTCGATAAGTTTCCCACCGTATATTCGAGTGCGCCCCTGTCGGGTGCGGTATGTGTACTCCATACCTCTCTCCCCTTGTGCACCTTGTAAATCATCGTACCTCATGAGGAGACCTGAAGGTAGCAGTATGGCGTTCTTTTCAGGGAGAACTTCTATGACCCCCGAAAGCCCTAACTCAGTTTTATTACCTTTCGCCATGTTCTCTATGGTATACGACGCATCGCGCCATAAAGTAGTTATACAGTAATTTGTTTCCCTATAGACGTTTATAACTCGGCGGGCTTCGTCCAACTCTATTGTAAACCCTAGAGAGGATAGTTGGTCTTTAAATCTAGGTGCTCCCATCCCGTAGCCAGCACCAAGGATAGTAGTTTTACCAACGAACCGTTGGTCTTTTGTAACGTCCTCGGGCGAAGTGCACCCATAGATACTCATTGCCATATTCTTATAGACGTCATCACCAATCCTGAACGCCTCCGTTAAGTCATCTTGTCCTGCCAACCATGCCAACACACGGGCCTCAATCTGGCTAGAGTCACAGTCAATAACCACATACCCATCGGGGGCAATAATGCTGCGCTTTAACACCTTCCCGTTTGGCCCACGGCTAGGCAAATTCTGTAGGTTGATCTTGTCAGTACCACCCCACCTACCTGTCTTTGCAGCATAATATCTTATGGGTACAGGGAGCAATCCTCGTTTGCAGATATCGATGAACCGTTGGGTTCTAGTCTCTTCGAGGGTGCTCTTGTTGCCAAGTCGGGCATTGAC